CATTATTATTAGCCCTTCGGGTACCGCCACGATCATTTTCCTCACGCACATTATACCTGTGCGGAAGCGCTTCCACAAGTCTATCCTCTAGTTCATCCCAATGCTCCTGTGTCCTGGGATCACTTCCCTCCGCTGCTAGTGCAGCTTCAATAGCACGTGTTACCATAGAATCTTGGTCTGCTACACGTACATCAGGGTTGTACCACTGGTTACGTGAATGAAACGTACGGAAATTTCCTACTATCTGTGGGTCTACTTGTGGTGCAGTACGTGTACTGGCACCATCACCGGCTCCGGCAGCTGTTCTCCGGACACTCTCACCCCGGACAGGGATCCCGCCTGCTTCCTCGATCTGTCGGTAAGTGCGTTCCAGCTCTCGTAAATTATCCCGCGCCTGTTGCGCAAGGTTTCTTGCCTCAATCTCGTCATCTTTCTTGCCAGCGGTGGCGGCAGCTTTCTCCACCCCTTCCATTTGCCGCACAAGATTACGAGTCTCTGTGATCCGCGCCTCCAGCTGCACCACGCCGAAATTCTGTTGCTGCTGATCTAATTGCTCAATACGCCGATTAGTTTCAGCCAATTGCGCCCGCAGCTCTGCGTTCTCACGCATCGCAATCCGGCCCTCATTTAATTGTTTGCGCTGATTATCACGACGCTGATGCCGCTCCTCACGACGTCGCGCCCGGCGCTGTTCAATAGACTCTGCCTCCCGGTGCTGAGCCTCGGACCCAAGACGCTCATCGTCCCCGCCCTTGTCATCAGCATGGATCTCATTCCCTTCCTCGTCAACCTCAACTACATCCAGATCTTTATTAAGATCTGCAAGAGCCTTGTCTGCAGCATCTTCGGCAGCGTCTGCCTCGCCTTGCTGCACGCCATCTTTATCTTCAGCCATACATCATCTCCTAGCGCATTCCTGCACTGTTATACGTAAGCCACTACTGCCAATGGATCGCCCGGGATCTCTCCCGAAATATCCAGATCATTGAAAATCTTAAAGATTGCCACGCCATCATCGGCACTCGACGTATCACGTTTATGAATTTTTACTTCAAACGTGTCTCCGCCAAATTTCGGTACCCGTACATAATCACCGATTTTAGCCCATGCCCCTTCAGGCCACTCCTCACCCGTGGTACGATTATGAAAAGCCAGAGTACCCATCGCAATTACTTTAGCTACCTGAGTGTTTCCCTGAATGTTGTCCTGGGTTTCCTGGGCAAGCACTATGCCGCCTGCAGTCTTGTTACGAGGTGAACGTAATTGCACTAAAACACGACTGCCAAATGGTCTATAATTCGGGTCGACTGCCGGAAACGCCTCATCTAGAGACTGATCCAACGTTACAACCGGGGCGAAACTTTGTGAACGAGACATATAAACTCCTTTAGCTTAAAGTAACACGAGTTACACTGGGAGCAATAGGCACTGCCTTAGGAACCGGTAAAGGTACACGCCATGGAGTACCTGGTAAACATACATAATCGTCCTCCGGAATAAAAGCAGGGGCTCCATGATAGACTCGTACCTCATGCGCTATATACAATAGCCCATTAATATCGAAATGCGCAATGTTAACATGGTCCCCATCCACGATACCCACCACAATCGCCGCTCGCGGCGCATCCCCTGGAATTGCCTCCGCGCCCTGATACCAGACAGCATCAGCTATTTTCATACTTCCTTCCTTCGCTCTACAGCGATTAGGTCATTGAGCATCTCAATGACCCGTTGCATTCCCTGAATCTCTCCCGCTGCTCGCCCAAAAGCGAACGCATGGTCCTGATCAGAACCGCTACCGGGTGAAAAGAGTCTCTCACGCGCTACCCGATCCCGAATGTTTTCCAATTCCTTAACAAGTGCGCGCGGATCCATAACGCTTTCCGCTAGCCGATACCCTACCGCCCTTGGCATGTCCACCCTTGAGATTGGCCACACGACCGCCTTTTGCATACCCTGGATGCTTACCGCCGCCTAGGCCCGAGGGTGTGTGGCCCATAGCGATGCTTTTCTGCATCCGTACTTGACCTGGATCAATCTTATCAGTCATCTTCCTACTCCTTATTAACTCTCGTGCCATTCTTGACTGCAGTCGCACGACGTGCTGCAGCGCCAACTTCTGCGATCGTAAGTGCCGTCGCATTATCCTGTGCCGTGATCTCGTGCTTAGCAGCCAATTCCCGCGCCTGCTCGGTAGCCGACGACGCCCGATCGGCCTCATCGCCTAGTGCTTCATGCATTTGTTGCTCACGGGTCTTTTGCATATCGAGCGCGGCAGCAGCCTCATCGCGCTGAGTCTGTGCCTGTGATTCCGCAGCTTTCTGCGCGTTCTGCCCGGCAACCGCGCCCGCCTCCAGTTTCTGCTCCCCTTGCGCAATCTGAGTCTGAGCGTCGGTGCGCTTGTCGGTGCTGGCTGCCGCGATCTTGGCCGATTCGATCCGGGCCGCAGCTGCAGGCTGCTGGGCCGCGATCGCCTGCTCCTGGGCAGCTTTCTGTTGTTGCTGGACGAATGCTTCTAGTTTCTGGAATACTGGCATGATACCTTGCAGCGTTTCCATCGTTTGATTTTCCAGGAACTTACCTGAGATCTGTGCCATCAGCTTATCAACTTCCTCACGCGTCTGAGGATCCTTATATTTCATCAACTCCCCAATCTTGGCCCCAGAGCCGATCGCGGCAGAACTGTGCTGCTCCATAAAACTTACATACCAGAACACAATATGCTCTTTCAAGTGTTGCATAGCAGCTGGCACGAACGCCGGGGCAATAATCGAGAGCATCCCCAGCATTGGATTCTTAGCATAATCAAGAAGTACCTGAATATGTGCCAAATGGTCCTGGTCAGGAAACGCATGCACTGGCTGACCGAGCGACAGCATCGCATTCTCGGTTACGGCATTAGTCTCAACCACTTCCTGTTTAGGTAACAAGAACCGTTCCGCATCCGGTACCTTAGTACGCTCCAGAATTGATTTCTCAACTTCCCGGAGGTCATATAACTGAGGGAGTAACTGCGCGCGCTGGGCGATAATCTGGATCTGAGCGAACCGCTGCATCTCCGAGAATATGTTCGGATCGGACACCGGCTGAATGTCCATCGGCCCCTGATAATCGGCCTGCTTAACCAGCAACTCGCCAGTATCATCGAGCACTTCCTGCTCATCCAGATACATTCCATTGATCCGGTGCAGAACCGCAAGCAGTTCGGCCATCGAAGCGTGGAGCCGCGCATGGATCGCAGAAAACACCGTCATGCCCTGCTCGATTAGCGCTAACGTCGTGCCGACCGGCATTTGCTGCGAGTTATCCGCCATATTTTCAAAGGTCGTCCGGACCACATCCTGACCCGCTTCAACACAGAACCCAAGCAATTTATACAGAGTATCGGACGGTGGATTAAAAGGCACATTCATCATCAACTTACGAATGTCATCCACCGATACTCCACCTTCCATCTCCTTAATAGCGGTGGCCTGTAGATTAAGTGTCTGACCCCCCTTATTAAGCCCAGCCAGCTTAATCAAGGTCGGGAAATTATTCAAATGTGCACTATCCAGCAGCGCCCGGAGCGCACCAGTCGAAGCCGCCGCTAGGCTCCCAATCAGGTGCACCAGTCCAATTGACATCGCCCCGCGCCATGGGACGAAGGGAAACTGTACTACCCAGGCAAGTTCTCCCTGATCATCATCGTCCTCAGCCCAGTTCCGATAAATTGCCAAGATCTTCTTAGTAGACTCGTCCATATGGACGACATAAGGGGCAGATTCTTCCCCGTCGATCGCCAGTTCCAGCGAAGTCCAGGTCCGATAGATAATCCGCTGTCCATCAATATTCTCAGCAGTAGTCTCCTTACCCTCAACCTTGGCCGCAGCTCCAGCCGCCTTGGTGCTTTCAGGCTCTGCCGCAACTGAGATCGTATCGGTATCACGATAAATTGCATCATCAACGCGTTGCTCAAACGTCTCCTGCGTAATCTTTTCCATCCAGGTACGGCGCTGTGCGGAACGGAAATTACTCGCCGCGAACGGGATCAACATTTCATCCACAGGAATGAAAGTGGACACGGGGCGGTGATGCTTGCCATTCCACTCCATCAGCATGTAAGCATCACCGCCAAGCGGTACCTGTGTAATCAGCTGCTCCATCTCGGAGCGGAACTCAGGCATCTGCTTGGTTAACTGCCAGTTCATATGCCGAGTCTGGCGCTTGGCTTTCTCCACCCGCGCCACGGTCTGGGTGCCGTAGATGTTGTCACGGACCGGACCTTTCGCTGGGAGCAATTCTTTTACGGTACGTGAGCCAAAATCGACTGACGCTTTGATAAGCATCGGATGCACTACTCGACTGGCCCCTTCAAACGCCGCTCCGCCCGGGGCATCGCCCGCAAGACCAGTACGCCGGATTCCTTCCTCGTACAACTCGTCGCGCTTACTACGCGAATTCTTATCATCAAGGATCTTACGCTCTAAATCCGTGGCGATGATCGCCAGATCCCCCTCCTCCATCTCCTCCACAAGATTCCGGTAAAACTTCGGATCTTTATCAACCTCCGGGCCTTTGAGCGTGGCCACCGCCCCGCCATCTTCGGTATCTTCAACTGTCATCCCGGTGCCGTCATCGTCTTTGTCACCCAGAGGGTCGAGCTGTTCGCTTGACGGATAGGCATTCCCACCGTTAAGCGACGCGGGACTCCCATGGGTCCCTATCTGCGGATTTCGAGGATCGACATTTGCCATATATATTTACATCGCGTATGGGTTGGAGGGACGCCTGAATGGGACTACAACTGTATCCTCTGGAAACGACGGCTGATTACTCAAATGCACCGGGTCAAGTACCCCACCAATCATTTTATCGGTAATGACCCTGATCGCCTGAGTCACTGAATCTACGAAGTCATCGTGACGAATTGAACCAGATCCGGTGAACGTGCACAATTGCTGTAACGGTTCCTGGGTCCAGGTGCGAAGCTGACCTGGGACCTTGTCGCTCTCGATCATCCAAATGAAACCGTTCGCGAACATATGACTCACAGCATGCAGACGCTGGAGTTTATCAGCCCGGTGAGGATTGTACTTATAACACGGAATCCCTTCTCGCTCTAGCACCTGCCGAAGCGAGATGCCTGAGCCCTTGTCCTCTATAATGATTACATCAGGACGCCGTCCGGAAGTCGAAAGGCGTGGTAAACCAACCAACGGCTTAATAACGGGCGTGGAATTACCACCATAACGTGAGATCATCTCAGAGCGGGCGCGCTTTACCAGTTCCGGAAATCCAAGGTGATCCTGCCAGGCATCGAGCAGCATGATCCCAGGCTTTCCTTTTTTCTCCTCAATCCCGTGCTTAATCTTCTTTTCTTCAGTATTAAACAATCCCCAGACGGTGCAGGCCGTAGGGTCGGGCTCATGGGTCTTCTGGTCGATCGTCCGTTCAGTAAAAGCAGTGTCAAGCGACATCACGATAAAATGGAACGTCGGCAATGGGTCCCTCGCCTTCCACATCCTGACCCAGGAACGTTTGATAATCCCCGCCTCTTCCGGATCGATCAGTTCGCCATGGATTTCCTGGCGTCCGATCGTGGTGCCCTCATATTGTGCCACCTGCTGATAAAACCTATCCGATAAATTGTCACGATTATCATATGTCGATCCCCGAGTGACAATGGTCGTCTTCTCCTTAACTAGCTTATGAAGAAGCTCCAGTGGCTTCGGTGTCGTCGTCACCACGGCCCTCGGGCGTGACCCTAGACGAAGTCCAAACATCGCCATATCCCAGGTATCATTTAAGCTCGCTCGGTCAGTTGCTGCCATCTCATCGAACAAAAGCCGGTGACACTGTGGACCTCGCAAACGTTCCGGCTCCTGGGCCGAAAATCCACGGATAATCGCACCGTTTACCAACCGAATTATAAATAACGTCCGGTTATAGTCATCAATCAACTTCTCCGGGATCAGGTTAATCAGACCCACCGGCCCCTCGAAACATGTAAGACGTACGTCATTCAAAGTTGGAGCCAGAATATGTGTATAGGACCCTGGGTCATGGGCAGCTTCCAGTCCCGCCCAGTTAAGGCCGCATAAACTTTTCCCGAAGCCTCGTCCTGCCATCACCAGCCACGTTGACCACCAATCCTCAGCGGGTGCCAGCTGATTCGCTCGCGCCATCGAGCGCCAACGGCTCTCCCAATCAAGGACCATCAAATCCTCATCAGATAGAGTCGCAAGCTGTTCAGCAGTGGTCATGCAGAGTACAGAACTTCAAGTGTAGAATTCACTACCAAGAAGAAATCAGTAGCCGTATTTAATTGTACAGTGGTTGCAAGCGGAGTGTCCTGTGACGTGTCCGCTGAGAATGGTTGGACCGCTGAGTTTACAGCAGCACCGCCGTATTGTACCGTCGTAAGAGATTCCGAGTACTGTAAATTAGGCACTCCAGAATTCGTTATCGTCCGTACCCACTCAAAAGACAATGTCGTGGATGAAGCTGCGGGCTGGAAGAACTGTACGCCACCCCAGGTGCACGACGGTTGCTTGGTACCTGCTGAATTATCATATGAAGTCAGTTGCCTGAACCTTACCTGCCCATTGATGCCCATCGAATTCCCGGGGACAATAAAATTCGTCAGTGGCAGAGGAGCACCCGTCGTTTGCGTATAAGCCCCGGGCCCTGCGTCAGACACTGCAACAAGAGTCGTGGGGATCGCAGGCGTACCATTAACATACATGACATTATATACTATCCCCTGCGTGGCACTTGCCATTTTAGTGAAATACTGTCCAGCTGGTGAACCAGTAAATACTTTACCTGCAGGGAAATATAAATAGCAATTCGGGAATGTGAAAGCAAATCCAGTCGTAAGAGTTAGGGCTCCATTCGCACCCATGGTCCCGCTGGAGGGCGCTCCAACCGGAATTCCACCTGTAACAATAGTGCGGATAGAACTTAACGGCCTCCAAGTTGCGCCATCACAAAAAAACATCTGGCCCACGATCGGGTCCCATAGCGTCTGTAAAATATGTCCTGAGACATTTGGGTATTGACCTGTCGGGAACTGACCCAGGTACCCAAAACCATCTGACTGTACGGAGGTCATAATTAAATCCTCATGCCCCGTAGGACACTTCGACCGTGGAATTCATCAGAAACTGAAAATCAGTAGCAGATGCTAGATTGGCGGCAAAACGAAAATTGATATTAAATCCCTGAGTATCGGTTGCTGAGTACATTTTAATATCACCGGCATTAGCAACAGCGCCGTATGACACGTTACCCTGAGCCTCCGATGCCTGAGCATTGGTAACTCCAGTGTTGGTGATAACACGGACCGTGGAATTATACTGAGTAGCAGATACTGTAAGATTAGTACCAGTGAGGCCATTCCAGAATGTTAATAGTAATTTATTATTGCCACTATTACTGTAACTATATGCACCACGAGTGCGAGCCGTGCCAGTGGGGCCCAACATCCCGGCAGGGACAGCATGATCACATAATACTAACGTAGAACCAGTAGTTTGTACGTAAGCACCGGGCCCAGGATCAACTACCGGTACTAATATACTCGGAATGCGCGGTACCCCACCAAGTCCACCCGAGGCTGGGAATGAGCTCTGAACATTAGTATATACCGTAGCTTGCGTGGTGCTCGACATCTTGACAAAATAATTTCCGGCAGCAGACCCCGTGAATACTGCGCCTGCCGGAAACACCATATAACAATTCGGGATTATGAAGGGTAATGCTGTGTTGAGTGTCAATGCCCCATTGGCCCCCATCGTGCCACTAGAGGGCGCTCCCACCGGAATCCCGCCGCAAGCAACTACTATTGTACTTTCTAAAGGTTGCCAAATATTACCATCGCAAATAAAGAATTGATTAGCGAGGACACTCCAAATAACTTGTAAAGCATGTCCCGAGGGATTTGGATATTGACCAGCTGGAAACTGCCCTGAGTATCCAAACCCATCACTTTGTGCAACCATGGTCGACTCTTTACGGAGTCACGGCGGCACCGGAGACGGACGGTGCGCTGGGCGCGGCCAGAGCGACGGCAGGAACGGTGTAATTAAAGATCGCAGACGGAGCCGAAGTCAGAGGGGGCTTCTGCGTGTCAGTCTCGGTCGCAAAGAAGCTATAATCACCGGATGCGGGACCCGAGATTACAAAATCAACGGACGCAGCAGGCGGCAACGAACCCAGGGAAATTGCGGTCGAAGGATCTGCTCCAGCAGTGAATACAAAACCCTCGACGCCGGAAAGATCAGTAAGCGCAAGAGCGGAACCATCGGCGCGACTGAGGGTAGGAACTACGGTGACAGTGACAGTGGACATCTTGGATAACTCCTTAATATACGACAATAAAACCTATACCTTAACTCCCGCAGCAGTTTTAAACTGCGGTTTTACCGCCTCAGCGGCTGGCTTCAATCGCGTGAGGACCCCGTCGATGATCAATTTACGCTCTGCATCATTTAAAGCATTAGGGGATACGGTATGATTAACATCCGACTTCTCACTCCAGCCAGGAGATCGTGCACGTAGGAATGCCAGCCCAGCGCGAGTGTCGCCCTTGAGAGCTGCCCGGACCACGACATCAGCGACTCGCGTGGTAATATACGGTAAACCCCTGTCATATGGTACTTTATAATAGAAGTCGAAGTCAGCAGCGGAGATTGAGAGGACCCTCTGGACATCAAGCGGAGTAAGCCCATAAGCCGCCATCCTTTCTACAGCAAGCATCAATTCGCCTGTAGGAATATGGGTCGATGCCACCCTGGGAAGGCTATCCGACATGACGAATGGCCCTGTTCAAGAAATCTTTATCTTCCTGAAAAATTCGATCCCATTTACGCAAGATGCCGCCTAGTTGTATAATAAGTCGATCTTCAGGAGAGGATTGATCAACGACGGAAGGCTTGGGCCCGGGCTTATGACGTGCTAACGCATCACACTCGACAATTGTCAATCGACCATGGTCACGAACCGTACGATAAGGTGGCACTGATTCTAGCCTCACGAGCCGGAATAGGATCGATAGTATAGCACAGAAGAAAGACGATAGGAAGGGGACCCACTGTAAAGGGCCCGGGACAACCTACAATAGAAAAACTACTAGTGTGATACCTATTTCCTCGATTGGGACCCGTTCGTTGTTCTCTCGTTGGTTGTCGCTCGTTTTCATGCCGTTTTCAACTAACCGTCGGCGGTCGGCGGTCGTCGTCCGGCAATCGGCAAGTGCTACGCGCCTCGCTGCCATCGGCGCGCGGCCAAGATCGTTTGTAATGCGAACGATTTGTGCTACCAACGATTTGTGCTACCAACGATTTAAAACTACACGACGCTGACCGATGGTTGGCAACGCAAACAGTTTGTAATCCAAACGATCGGTAAGACCAACGATTACAGACGGAACGGTGCTGCAGCGCAGCAGGCAAGCGCTATTTACCGCTCGTCGGTTGACACTTGACAGCTATCAAGCGCCGTGTTCTAATAGCGCTACTGGCAGCCCCTTGTGCCAGCAACATAGAGGAGATAGAGACGATGGACGCAACACAGGCAAATCTCGCACCAGCAGCGCCCGGTGCGGCGGCAGCGGCAATCGCCGCGATCCGCAGCAAGGCTCTGGCCACCAAGCCCGTCAAGGCTGACCGCAAGAGCGCCAAGGTCAAGGCTGACAAGACCCCAGCAACGCCGAAGGCCAAAGCCCCGAAGGTGCGCGACCCCAACGCCAAGCGCACGGTGCTGATCAAGGGCGTAAGGCACGACGTCAGCCACTACCGCACGACCAAGACCGCGACCGGCAACAGCTCGCTCGACTGCGGCGACCAGCTCGCCAAGGCTTTGCAGGGGCAGGAGCTGGACGAAGTCTACAAGCAGGCTGCAAAACTGCTGGGTGAGGCTGAACGGGCACTCCGCGAGCGCTATGCCAAACTCAACGTCGGCATGCAGCGCATGAACCTTGGTAACCGGATGCGGGCACACACCGCTCGACAGGCAGCCAAGGCTAAGTAACCCACGACAAGCGGCAGGCAAGCCCCGGTTGTGAGCCGGGGCCAACTGCTAGGAGGAACCATGAGCACTGCTTATAGGCTAACAGGCCAAGGCACGCGCTGGACTATCAAACGCTGGCGTCAACTGGCAAAGGACAACGGTTTCCGGGTGCTGGCCCACCAAGACGGACACTGGATGCTTGACACCCCAGGCGGCGTTGTCCATCTGTCGGGTGGCAAGCGGAGTTTGAACTATTTCGATCGCTACGGGGCGAACGACCCAGAATCGTTGCTCGATGCACTTGACAGCATTGGCCAAGGCTGGTTGTCAGAGCACGACGAAGGATTTTTCACGTAACCCTTAAATCTTGACGCGAGACTCCCACCGTGGTCTACTGTCTCCGTGCACACATGCACGTACACATGGAATAGAGGAAAATCAAGTGACAAACGTCGACTACAAAATCAACGGCCACACACTGACCATCACCGTGGACCTTTCCAAGCGCTTTGGGCCTAGCACCTCAGGCGCTACGCTCAACATCGCTTCCACACAGGGAAACGCCAAGTTGCCATCGCCCCACGACGAAATCAGCTTCGGGCTGAACGTTTACACCAAGAAGGGCGCACCGGGCCGACCGGCCAAGGTCATCTGAAACTAGTCGAGGGTCGGCGGGAATTGGCCCCCGACCCTCGCGTACCGGCGGGCCTCCCGAGAATGAGTCACTCCGCGAACCGACCCCTATCCGCTCGTGGAGAGAATCGGAGGCGCGCGGCACCCTACACACGACTATCCACAGTGGATACAGACCGCTTTTCATTCTTCAGAGTCGCCCGTATACTCCGTAGAAGAGCTGCTTATCATCGATCGTTCCCCCATCTGTATCCTTCGACCGTGTGCGAATATGGTCGATGGTGCGATGCACGACATAGCCGAATGCCTCGTCTATGCTCGTCTGTTATAGATCAATCGAAGATTAACAAGGTCTGTACCCTATCGCGCGTATTCCTTGTATCCACCTCGCACGCGCCCGGACGGTACACTGGAGGTAACGGAGTCGGCTTTCTTTGTTCTTCTACGCCGAGTCACAATTCTACCACATCTCGCCTCGCGCCACAAGTCCTGCGTCCTGGAATCCTTCGATCTTCACGCCACGCGCTCTGCGTGGTAGAATGGCGCTCGACTCTCGGTGACTCACATGCAAACCCCACGACCCACCTATTATAACGTGTTCATGGAGCTGGACGCCAAGGGCGTGCCAATTTCCAGGAAACAATCGCGCACCACACACCGAACTTACCACTCAGCCATGAATGAGCTGCGTCGGGTAGCTGTAGAGCATGGTGTCACAAAGCACACTCTTTTTACGGTAAAGGCGCCACCGAAAGATCAAACGTTTGTCGAGTGGAATAACTCAACAGGGCATGGGACTGCTGGGTTTGGCGGAGTTCGTCTTAAGGACCGTAATAAAGTCTTCATGCATGTTATTTCACATTCATGGTGGTTTGACCCACGGCATGATCAGCGTCCTAATGGTGAAAGTTGGCATGGCTATGAAACGTACGAACAAGTACAAGTAGCGTTTGATGGAATAGCCACAAACAAAGGACTAAAGCCAATTACCTGGAGACGTTTTAACGGAGCTGGGCCTTGGTTGGAATGTGTAGATGGGGATGGAACGCACCACCATTGGCAATATCACGGGGAGATGGCCAAGTGAACCAGCCTGATGGTTGGGGTGAGGCAGTGTTTAAGCTATTGTTGTTGTTATTGTGTGTCGTAGTGGTTACAGCACTGATACTGGGAAAGACACTGTGACGAAGGAGAAAAGTCATGGCCACGCCGACTCTTCCAATTAAGCTTTCGTTGACCGGCACAGGCTCCATTGACCTAGCATCTCTTGTTACGGCTCTCACTCCGTATTTTGTCCCGCGTCCAGTGATACCTGTCGTGCAGCCGCCGTTACCGCCAGTTGCCGGTAGCATCACCATCAAACGTTCCGGTCCCATCTTGATTGATGGCAACAACGTCCCTGTCCAGTTACGTGGCGTAAACGTCTCGGGCCTGGAATCGACTGCAGTGCATGGTTGGGCCAAGAATGCTGACGGCAGTTACAACTACTGGGGCGATTCTGGGCTTGGTACGCCAGATTTCAATATCGTCAAGACTTGGAAAGCCAATGTCGTGCGGATTCCGCTCAATGCCGCCAGTTGGTTGGGACTGCCCTGCATTAAAGGTGATGGCACGCCGGTGGCGGCTGATCCGGGCGCAGTGTTTGGTTATCAGGGCGCGGTTTTAAAGGCTGTGCAGGCAGCCACAGCTGTTGGTTTATATGTGATTTTGGACCTGCACTGGAGTGCCCCTAAGGTGACCATCGGGTTGCCGATCGTTACTGGTAATCTTTTGCCCTCCGGCCAGCCTCCATTTGCAAATGCTGATACCGACCTGTTGTTCTGGCAGCAAGTAGCCACGGCTTATATGGGTTATCATAACGTCATTTTCGAACTGTTCAATGAGCCGTTCCTTGACATCTATGGTGGCATTCCGGCAGCCGGTGGTCCAGACCAGTCAATGCTGATGTTAATTGGTGGGTTGGCTAATCGTTTCCCAAACGAGACTGGTGTGGGGGCGTACGATATTTTACAGAACTGGAATGTCCTTGGTTTCCAGACTATGACTAATGCGATCAGGATTGTCGGGGCCACCAATCTCATTCTGGTTAGTTGTCCGAATTATGCCAAGAAACTTAGCACATGGGTTCTAAGCAAGGTCATCGATCCGCTTGACAATATCGGGGCCGTCTGGCACCTCTATCCTGCTTACAACACAATGTTTGGCAGTGCGGCGTACAACGTCCCTGACTGGTCGCCCAATGCTTATCCGTGGGCAGAAAGTGTCGTGGCTGCAGGGTATCCAGTTGTGGTGACCGAGACTGGGGGTCATAACACAGTCGGTACGCCCAATGAGCCATTTGTCACCAATGCGCTGGCGTGGGTCGACAAGATGAACTTAACGCACCCAGGTAGCGTCGGGGTCCTTGGTTGGGGTTGGAACGTCTGGAACAACGCTGACAACGTGCTTATTAAGGACATCATTGGCACGCCCACTGACGGGTATGGCAAGGTCTATCATGACTGGATCGTGAGTAAATGAACAACAATACCGCAATTGCGATTGTTGCCACTGGATTCTTTTTGCTGATCGGGATGGCTTGTCTAGCGACACATAGCGCTGAGCCATTGTTAATTTTACTCGTTCTCGCGTTTTTATTCTTCCTGTAGGAGTAATAAATGACAGAGTATGTTCGATATGTGACCCAGGAAGATTACGATCGCCTCTTGGCTCGCGACACTGAAAACTTAAACAAGTTGATCAAGGCTCAGGAATTATTGAGTGAGGCGCGGATTCGAATCCGGTCGTGGGGCTATGAGTGCAAACTTGTGAAGGATATTGATGCCTTCTTACCTGAGCAGAGGATATATGACGATAGTAATAGTGTGTAAGACATTACCGCCATGGCCGGAGCTTAATATCCCTCGGCCCCCGACACATACTGATGTCTTGGAACGCGCGAACCCATGTTGGTATGACGCGGCGCTTGCTAAAGCATGGGAGGCACGTTGTAGATTGCTGATGTTAGCTGTCGAGGATGTGTTAAATAATGATTATGATAATCCTTGTACATTCCTGGAAGAAGCGTGGAAACAAGTTGGTCCTCTGCCCAAGGAGTCCCCGTGACCTTAGACCAATGATCGGCCACATTATCGACCTCGCTTTTGCGGCTTTAGCGGGCTGGCTCTCGTGGTACTTTCGTGAGGATGAACGACCATGACTGACCTCGACGGATTGATTGCGCGGCTGAAACAATTTGCAGCGGCAGATATGTACGCAACAGACGTACTGAGCAGGCCAACTACAAAACATGCTGCTGCGAGTCTGGAAGCCGCCGACGCGCTCGAACAGATGCGGGCTGAGTTGGCTGCTACAACGCATGCTGGCAAAGCGTGGATAACAGCGCACGACCTGGCTGCTGAAGAACACGACGCCCTCCGCACAGAATTAGCCGAATGCAAGGCGGATGCGGAGCGGTTCGTCTGGTGGTTCACCGTTGGCAACAATGAGCGTGTGCGTACATTAGTGGCACAAGAGATTGACCGCGTGGAGAACGAACCGGACGGAGATATGGTGACCATAAATGACTGGCGCGACGCCATCGACGCCGCCCGCGCGCAGGCAGGTGGGAAATGACTGAAACACTAAATGAAGGTATCGGGGGAACTGTGATTCGAATGAGTCAATTTGGTGCGGAAATTATTGATTTACAATCGTCTGGTACATCGTTGGGTGAATATGTACGATTGAAGGATCATGAAGTTCTGATGGCTAATATGGCACGGTATCGGGCAGCGCTTTTTGAGATCATTCGCTGGGATGAACAACCCACTAGTATTGATTTGATAAACCCGTTACACAGTGCTAGTGTTGATCGAGCGATACAGTTTTGTGCTAATATTGCTCGTATGGCAATTCGTACTCCACGCGCGGACTGATATATGACAATTCACGATCGAAAACCTCCTGCGCCGATCGACGGGGCCTTCTCGTTCCCGACTCCTTATCAAGTGCTGGCGCTGTTACGCGATCTCACTTATACAACGATTCATCACCACGTCGTGTACTCGGATTGCGCACACCCCGAGGTGCGTTACTTTTTAGAGCATGCCCGTGCAATGCTGTATAACTTGTCACCACAGAACATGGCTAAGGTCGAGCGTCTCACGTCCTGGGAAGCCTTGGGATCGGGTAGATTACCAAATCCTGAACTGCAGTGCCCGCACGGAACGGACAAGTTAGATGATAAGACGGAGCGCGAATCGACGGTTGAGGAGTTATCAGGTGCCGTGATGCCGACTACACCTGCACAACTATTTTGTACCAAACATATGGTATTCAGGGACACCGACTGGGCCGTTGATAAGGAAAAGATTATGATCCGCTATTGTGCACGCCCTGATTTACACGATGGCCCATGTCGTTTCACGAGAACCGCTGGACCTTGACGCAGAGTCGGCGGCGTGGTCTACTGGCCCGGTCGAGTCTCACATAGAGTATCTAAAATCAACAGGAGAGGAAAAATGTTTCGCAATATATTTATAGCACTTATTGGGGTGCTTGCCCTAGGTGCTTCGACACTTGTGAACGCAGAAACGCTTGATCTAGCGCAGACTGGTGGTTGGGGCGCTCTGCATCAATACCACGACGTTCAGACGAGTGATCCCGCGACGACGGTCACGATGTATCTGCCACAGTACACAACTGGTAGTCAAATTGCTGAGCTGTGGTTTGGCGACTTCGCAGCTGGTAATCAGTTCTACGGTGACTACAATAATGTTGGCAACCAGATGACGTTCACGAACCCGAACACCGGACAGACTGTTGTATTACAGATCTTCGAGTCTACTCGGCGCGCTTGTACATATTCTGGCCGGGGTCAGCATTGCTCAACTATCTGGACACTGGTGAGCGGTACATTGGCCAGACCTGATCCTCTTGTTGCACCAACTTCCGATCCAGCTATCGTTGGGCTGGAATAGAAATATCTAACATCAATAGGAGAGGGACAATGTTTCGTTACACCGTTAGGGCATTGCTGATAGCAGTGCTTGCCGTGGGCGCTTCGGCGCTCGTTCCAAATAAAGCGGAGGCTGGCACGCTCAGTGTCTTGCAGCTTCCGCCACAGTTCCCGACTGTTTATTATTACCACAACTTCAATTTTGGTAAGACCTTTGATGCGGATGGATCAGTGATTGGGTCGGCTCAATCCACCCATTCTGATCCGTGTTCTGGTCGGGGCTGCCAGCCGGTACAGTGGACCCAAGTCTACAACGTCGCTTGGGATACTTCTGGAAACATTCTGACCTCTATCCTGTGTGGGACGATGCGCCACCACAGGCCGCAGGATAACAGCTGGGTATATGAGTTAGGGTTCGATGAGACGAATTGTCAGTACAATTCGACGCTTGCCACCGATACCGTGACCAACATTGATGGCGTATCGTATTACCTTGTGTATACGAATGGTGCTGCCGAGATCGTCAATTCACAGACCAAGAGCTACGTATACGTGTTTTAGGAACGCGTCGATGCTGTCTGACGTATAGACAGGGTACCTGCTTCCCTGATGCAGCGAGCAGCAATCGATAACTGCTGTGGCGGCTGGAGAAAATTAGAGCCAGCGTTTGCCGGTATCGTATAACCGGAACAATAGAGACGGTTATAGTTACACAGTAACCGGAATGTTAAATAGAGGACAGACGTATGATTAAGAATAATCTCGAAGCATGGCGACATGCAGAGGAAGAGCTTGATCGCCTGTGGTTCTGGTCATCTCTCCTTTGCGGTTTGTCGATTACACAGAGCGTCATGGCGATTGGCCGGATATTGCGCTGGTGGGATTGAAAGGCAGAACCTTCATCTGCTCTATTGATTCTTGACAGAGGATGGGAGCCCGTGGTCTACTGGACCTGATAGAGGAGATAGAGTATGAAAAGCATCTCGAATACGCCATGGTCCTATTGCACCACGAAAGAGAAAATCGAGCGTTGGGTAAACGCTCGCCGGGTGTTGCGGGGTTTGAGCCGTCACGAGCGCAAGGCGCACTGGGACATGTCGTTATGGGGACGAAAGACTGATTGTGGCACGATAGCCTGCGCCGCCGGTCACTGCTCGCTTGATTCTTGGTTCATAGACCACGGCTTTGAAGGCTACTACATCGGCAGTAGCACCAAGTTCTTGCGATTCACGATGCAGCCCGATTTCTTTTTCGGAATCACCGGTACCGGTGATATCTTCCTGAATCAAAATAGGCGTTCCGTGAGTCAGGTGATTCGTGAGATGACCCGCCATATCAAGGACTTGAAGCGTGGGGTGAACATGTCATGACTGATGCTGAGATTATTCAGACCCTGAAAGGAGACGTTGCTACTTGGCGTGGGCGGACGATCAAGTACCGCTCGCACATCGATGAGTTGGTGACGGCGCTGGACGCAGCTCTATTTACTCTTCGTTATTTTGAGCACGGTGGTGAACGCCCTGATAACGATACGGAGTTTACACAGGCCAGAAATAACGCCATGCGGCTGGGTCGAAAAGCCCTGCTCCGTACGTTCAATGAGGCGTTTCCAAATACCATGGTGTCAAAGCCCGTATGAACGCACTTATTGTTAAAATACCGCAGCGTGGTACTTACCGGGATCTTGAACACCGGTTGATTGCCGGGGTACGATTCGCAAGAATCGGGCATGAGCCGCTTCCCTGCTGGATCTGGACGCGCCATGTCGACAAGAAAGGATACCCAAAGATTTCGCTCCGTCGTGATGGTCGGCACTTGATGCTGTACGCGCACCGCTTGTCTTATGAGGAGTTCCGTGGGGTGAAGATCAAGCCACATCACCAGATTGACCACCTATGCCTGAACCCGTCCTGTATCAATCCGATGCATCTTGAGATGGTGCCGCTGATTGAGAATCGACGCAGGCAGGGTGCACGGAATGGGAGGCAGAAGAAGTGAAAAAGCCTAAGCACAGAAAGTTGTCGATGACAACGGAATCAGACCGCCACTTTTTGAGCGAGGTACAGCATTATCTGGCAACTTCTCGCAACGCACGGGAAGAGGCTGAGGGATTTGCGAGCATGATTCGACATCCGTATTATAAAGGATTGGCAAACCGTGAATTAGAAGAAGGGTAGTGTAAGTGAACATTATTGAAGCACTCGTCCTGTTTGGTATCGCGGTCTTCGCCACCTGGATTTTGTGGCAGATCGGCTGCTGGATCGGGGATTTCATAGGTTGGATCATGACCTGTAATGATGACGATGAGGACGAACACGAGTCGTATTAGGAGATTACAAATGTTTAGCAGACAACAGATTTATAGGGCGTTCCACGATGCTGCGGACTGGATCGAGAGGAATCCAAAGCTGTATAATTTTCACGCTGCGGGAGTCCCACCATGTGGAACCCCGGGATGTATGTGGGGGTGGGTTGGACACTTTTTGAAATTACCTGCTTTTATGAACACATTATCTATAGGCACCATCAACAGTAACGTAGCGAAAGCTTGTGGATTTGGCCATACGAAAGTGCTTTACGATCACAGACCGGATGGCGAAAGACTGCATTGTTATATTGCCTCAGACGCTGCCAAGATACTGCGGTCATTTGCCGATGTGCATTTCGCATTGATGCCAGTCGAACAGGGATTAGAGGCAGCATTTGAGAAATTCAAGGCCACATTGGGGGAGTCATGTCAGGCACTATGGTTATAATTAAGCCCGGCGAGACGGTCACGGCGCTGCATGAGTCACGGCGCTGGAATAAGGCCGGACAGCCGGATTATGAAGTGTTGCGCGAGGCGATTGGCGGAGGCTGGATTGAGCTTATCAAGGTCCGCTATGATGGTCGCCTTCGTGACGCATACGTGGACGAGGAAGGACTGCTCAAAAAGCAGGTCCCCAATGACGCGGCCACCATCATCTGTGTCAATCGTCACTTCATTGTGGGATTGATGGCCGTCTGGATACCGGATGCCGTTCAAAAGCGTCCGAAGCCCCCGTCCCGCGTCAGCCAGATAGTTGATGCGTCATGATTCCCAGTGAAGCGGTGGAAGAGACAGTAGCCAGTTTCGATGAAGACAAGATAATAATGCTTGTCTGTGGAGCGTGGGGCAAGTTCATGAATGAAATCGTGCTAAAGGATGATAAAACATTGTCTCTGAATCGGCACGAGATGTTGACGATGATCTGGGTCGGTGCCTATATGAAGAATCTGTCCAAGCGCGGGACGGTCGATGATTTCAAAAAGATGCTTGTTGCTGATGTCAGGGAGGTCATGGGATGATTAAGTTAGACAGATTTTGCGCCCTGCCGGAAGACAAGGTCATAAAGGCCGTGATCGGTGCGTGGCGTGAACTGGCACTGGGACTCATGGATCAGGAACATCACACGCTAAAGGTCGATTTGACAACTGAAGAGATGATCGCTTTTTTGTTCGTGTCGGTCTACATGGAAAACATGTCAAAGGGCGGCACGGTTGATGATTTTAAAAGGGGCGTGGTTGCCCGAATGAACGAGGTGGAGAAACGATCATGAAATATTTCAATCTACAGGCGCTGATCGAGCTGTTCAGCCTGTCACGTGTTCCTGCCGCGCGTCCCGAGCGGGTCGGCAAGCACACTCCGCATGGGGCTGGCAAGCATAATTTCGGCTCGCACGGTGCTCGCTGCGGGGAGAATCCGGCAGGCAGTAAGTTGTCACGCAAGGTTTCGCGGGACTCGCGCTTCAAACACATGTGGAGTTGAACAATGAATAAGGAACGTCGCAAGCTGCTTATCGGTGTAGTGCAGGACATCGAGAATGCCAAGAGCACCTTGGAATCAACCAAGGACGATGAGCAGGACGTGCGTGAGAACATGCCTGAAAACATGCAGGAGTCCGAACGCGCTGAGCAAATGGACGCTAATGTGTCGGCCATGGATAATGCCGTGGACTCACTCCAATCAGGCATTGACAATCTGCAGGAAGCATTGGATAATTTGGGAGAGGTTGATTGATGAAAGTCATCCACATCATTTTAGAGATAATTGGCTTAGCCACGCTGACTTTATGTGTAGCCGTGGGCTGGCAGGATTATTGGGAGCAGCGGACGTGGGAGAAAAGGAAATTGGCTATCACGTTACGCAAGCAGCGTGAGGGCGAGATGGCCGATGAGGATTGATTCTTGACGCGAGTCGAGCCCCGTGCTCTACTGGCGCTCTGATGGAGGATGACCGATGGCGAAACCCAAGCCCAAGAAGAAGTCTGAACCCACACCGATTCAGTGGGTGGCGGTCTGGTACCGTGCTAATAACGAGCGTCCCTTTGGACATGACGGGTCCGAGCGCCCGTGCATCATGAGAGATAATCAAGACGAGCGGAACCTGTTGTTGCTCATGCTCGACGAGATACAGGGAGTAAAGACGATTGTCGTCCCGCTCTCGGACTCGCATTACATGCGCCCGATCGCCACCGTAAATGGGGTAGAGGCGTCAGCGTCCCAGATCATGGGCAGATACCGATCGTGGGCGCTCTCCCGGGGCGCGACGCCGGATGCGGCTAGGGAGATGGGTATAGAGATACCGACCCCATCGAGCGCCGCGCCTCTGGGCCCGGAGAAGACGCAACTGACCGAGCTGTATTGGCGCGCGGCGAAGCTGTGCGAAGAGGAAGAGGACACGATTCGCCAACGCTACTCGCATATGAACCCTGGCATGCAGGCAATGCAGCTGCGTGGGCTGTTAAAACGCAAGGGGTGGAACGCGTGATCAAGCGTAAATTAGAAACCCGCCCCCTGTGTATCTGGATACGGCACGCGTGGAAATTGAAGCAGTATGTGGTCATCGATTATGAAATCGGCAGTATCGATGGTCCGCGTGAGTGTGCCAAGCAGTACGAATGTCAAAACTGTGGTCGCATCAGGTTTGTGGAAGTGGGGGTAGAGCTATGACGCGTAAGAAAGGTGAACGTACTTCCATCTGGTCGATCTTCGGCCAGTGTGAAAAGGTTGTGGCCGACCGCATGATAAAGAGCGGCGAGGTCAAAAAGATCCCGTATGACCAGATCCCTGACGAGGTGCGATTTAACGATAAGGGAACTCGCGCTTATTACGCGATCATCATACCCAACAAGAAGATACCGGCTTTCGACAAAGCAGACGCAATTTATTGCCACTCGTGCGCCAACGCATTATTGGAGAACCCGACACCGATGTTTACAGCCTATAAACGGATCGAGTCACTTCGCCTTGAATACGCGGCATGGTACGGGGATTTCGAGAAGCGATCCCTTTTGGCTGAAGAGCAGTTGAAAAAGCTTTTGATCAATAAATAAAGGAGATTGTCGTGAGTCATTTTACAGTTCTTGTTGTCGGGGACGATCCGGAGGCACAGTTGGGCCCGTTTCACGAATTTGAGTGCACCGGGGAAAATGACAAGTACGTGCAGGACGTTGACATCACAGCGAAAGTACAGGCCCGGGTAGACAAGTATCTTTCAGAGGGAAAGACTCAGGGTCGAGCGCTGCGGGATGCGCTTGAATACCATGGGCTGGGTGAAAAGATCGTGACGAGCGAAGTCAATGCTGATTGTAATGGGGATGATTCCGTTCACAAGTATGGTTATGCCGTGGTCAGGGACGACAAGCTGATCCGCGCAGTCGATCGCACCAACCCGAACGCCAAGTGGGACTGGTATCAGTTGGGCGGGCGCTGGACTGGGTTTTTCTACATCAAAGACGATGTGACGTCTGGAATTACCGGTAAATGTGGACTTATGACTCCGGCAGCCGAACCCGGCACCGCTGATGCCTGTTACAAGCGCGACATCGATTTCACAAAGATGCAGGACTATGCCCGGGATAAAGCTACTGCGGATTATCGCCATTTTGCAACGATCACTAAAGATTTGCCAATCCCGCAGTCATGGGAAACAATCAGAGCGCAATATCCGGACGGGGACAACAGAGCTGGGCCGATTTATAACGCCCAGCCGATGGTTGCTGCGATACGCAAGGACCATGACCTGATGTTTTATGATTACGAGGATTTTGGTCCGAGTGAAGAGCATTACGTGGCCCGCGCCGTTCGCAACTGCATCTCGACCCATGCTGTGATCAAGGATGGCAAGTGGTACGAGAAAGGCGGCATGGGTTGGTGGGGAATTGTTATGGACGAGAAAGAACCGGACCGCTGGAGTGAAGAATTCGCAAAGCTACTGGAGGACGTATCTGACGACACTTTGTTGTCAGTCTACGATTGTCATATATGAGTAAGACATTAGCAGATCTCATACAGAATCGGCACATCCCCGAAGCTGTGCATAATAAGATGGTTACAACAGAAGCTGGAATCTTGGCCAGTGCTCTGGAGGACATGGTCTATAACCGGAGTCATGATGCCAAGATGCACAGCGTGTATGCCGAGAAATGTTTTATAATGACCACACCTGCTGCTAAGTATATTGCAGGAAAGTTGGGATTTGAGGTCAGTGATGATTATTCAGGGGCTCACATCAAGTCCGATGCGTTGGTGGCCCGGGTGATCGAGCTACTTGACGCTCTCGCATTACAGGAAGTCCTAAAGGAGATCAGGTGAATAAGTCTACCGTCAATAAGCTTAAGAAGCTTAAGGCGTTGATGATAAAGATTTCTCGGCGTAAAGAGCCTGGATATAGCATCACGACGTTGGATTGTGGCACCTATGCCTGTGTTGACGGTTGGGCGGCACGGGCTGGATTAACAATAAAAGACAGTGCTGAGTTTCTGGCTGGATTTAACTTAACACACAGTCAACGTGTTCACATTTGTTGGCCGAATAATTACAACGCAGAAGAGTACTATGACCCAAGAGCTGCGGCCCGGCATATCCAACAAGTTATTAATGGAGAAATACCATGAACACTGAGCGGTTCAAAAGAGT